AACTTTGACTATCCGATGATAGAGGACAGGTTCACGACGGAACGGTACAAAAACCTACGTGACACGATGGATGATACGGACTGGCGCGCGCTGTACATGAACATGCCGATAGAGCGCGAGGGTCAGTTGTACCATCCGGACGAGTTGCGAAGATTCTTTGAGCTTCCGCAGCGAACGCCTGACGCAGTTGTGGCTGTGTGCGACACGAAAGCAAAGGGCAGCGACTATGCGTTCATGCCTGTAATGTATTTGTATGGAAATGATTGCTACATAGCTGACTGCGTGTGCGACAATGGGGATCCTGGCGTTGTTGAGGAAAGATTGGCGCAGATTCTGGTAAAGCATAAGGTTCAGCAGGCACAGTTTGAAAGCAACAGTGCTGGGTGGCATATAGCTGAAAAAGTGCAGGATAGGGTTGGTCAGCTTGGCGGAAAGACGAAGATCACGACAAAGCCGACAACGGCGAATAAGGAGACAAAGATCGTAGTCAACGCACCCGCCGTGAAGCAACGCTGCCTGTTTCTGGATGCGTCGAAATACAGACCGAATTCTGATTACGGAAGGGCGTTAAGCATGCTGACGACGTACACAATGGTAGGGAAAAATAAGCATGATGACGTAGCGGACGGTATGGCAATGGCGGTACTGTATTTGGAAAGTTTAGCGGGGTTAAAAGCGCAGGTGATTGCAAGACCTTTTTGATTTGATCAAAGATATTACAATATGTGGTACAAACATTACAAAAACTGTTGACAATCCACAATATGTCTGTTAAGATTCGTGTGAAGAATCCTGTTCTGTTCCTTTAACGACCAACGAAATGGTTGCAGGGGACCTGATACAGCAGAGCAGGGGGAGACGCTGGAGAGCGGAGAAGAACCGTTGTTCAGCGTCTTTTTCTATTGAAATGCCGAAGGAGGTGTCGGTCATGGGTGCGGAAGTACCGGACGTTGTGAAAGTATCATCTGTCTATGACAACCTTGCTTTGGCGAAAGAATTACGCGGACGTCGGCAGATTTTTTCTGCGGTGGAAGAAATTACAGACGCCAATGTAATTGACGTACTGAACAAAGCGTTGCTGATTCATTTGCTGAACAGGCGGGAAGAACTGTTCCTGAAGGCATATGTTCGTGGCGAACAGCCGATTCTGCAGCGGTACAAGCAGTACAATTCGGAGATTAACAACAAGATTGTTGTAAATATTGCGAATCAGATTGTGACGTTTAAGACTTCCGAGTTTGCTGGTGAACCGATCCAGTATGTCAGCCGTGGCGACAGGGATGAAACGATTCCGGAAAAGGTTGCGTCTGTGAACGACATGATGATTTCGGAAGGCAAGCAGACGAAGGACCTGAAGCTGGCGAACGAGATGTTTACTTGCGGTGTTGCGTACCGGTTGGCGATTCATGACAGTGGGCGCGATAACACGGACTATCTGGACGAGGCTCCGTTTGAAATCTACATTCCGGATACGGAAAACACGTTTGTGGTTCGCCGGAGCGACGTGACGAAGCGTGTGCTGATGGGCGTCACGTATGTGTACAAAGACCCGCCGAGTCAGGAAGTGGAGTACACGGTGTACGCGCCGAACGTGAAGTACACGATCAGCGGGATTGGCGAGGAACTGAAGATCACGAAGCGCGAACAGCACAACTTTGGCATGGTCACGCTGATCGAGTATCCGTGCAATCCGAACTACATGGGTGCGTTTGAGCCGGTGGTTCCGCTGCTGGATGCGATCAACCTGACGGAATCGAACCGCATGGACGGCATCGAACAGTTTGTGCAGGCGCTGATGGTGTTCGACGGTGTGGATATCAGCCGTGAAGACTTCCTTGAACTGAAGGATCTTGGTGCGATTAAGCTGCCGAGCAGTCCCAGCGGCGGGAACGGCGGTCGGAAACTGTACTACCTGAACGAGCAGTTGGACCAAAGCCAGACGCAGACGCTGGTGAACGACATGTACCAGACAATCCTGCAGATTGTCGGCATGCCGTCGCAGGGCAACGGCAACACGGGCGACAGCAGTAACAACGGCGCGGTCATTATGAAAAACGGCTGGTGGCATGCGGAAGCGCGGATGCTTGAAACGCAGAGCATGTGGAAGGAAGCCGAAACCACTTTCCTGAAGGTGGTGCTGAAGATCTGTTCAGACGGCGGCGATCTGACAGGGCTGAAGATCAGCGACATTGAGCCGAAGTTCTGGCGGCAGAGTTACGAAGACCTGCAGGTTAAGGCACAGTCGTTCAGCATGCTGCGGACGTCCGGTATGCCGTCCATTCAGGCATTCTCCTTCAGCCATCTGTCGCGTGATCCTGAAAAGGACGCGATTGTATATGACAGGTATCAGGAAAAGCTGGCGGCCGAACTTGACCGGCTTAACGGTGTGTCAGATGAAGTGCCGCTGAAAGAAGATGCAACTGTCAATCCGGAGACACCGGAAGGGATTCAGGCAGACGCAGGCGCAGGCGGTAGCAGCGGAGAAGAGCCTGATACGCAGCAGGGCGAATGGGCGATCTGCCCTGTGTGCGGAAAGAGATTCCATAAGAGTTACCCCGAACAGAAGTACAGCAGCATTGCCTGTGCAAACAAGGCAAGACGCAGTACGCCAAGATACGGGGGGATGACTGTTGGACGCTGATAAGGTGAACGTATACGCGGCGTGTGACAAGGCGATTAAAGCCATGAACCGTGAAAACCTTGAAGCGTTCGGGCGTCTGAAACTGGCGAAGTGGGACGATGTCCACATCATCCGAACGGTGGCTGCGATCTACAGAGAGAGTGCCAAACGCGCCAGAAAGCGGTACTACGAGATCGCATTTGAAGCATATCTGCTTGGCATGGCGCTGTGCGGTGAAGATCCGAAAACGGCGCATGAAATGGCTGAAAAAGTCATTACGGAAGAATGGGTACTAAAGGTTCTGAAGGAAACGGATCCGGTAACGCTGTACCGGTTCGACACGGAAACGGAACGTAAGGTATACAGGCTGGCAGAAGCGCTGGAAGCAACGGACGATAGAAACAGCGAGATTGACAAGGCGCTGCGGTACTGGAGTCGGCAGATCGGACAGTATGCCATCAACGTGACGGACTATGCCATGATGGAAGCGTTTGAAGCGGAAGATATTCCGAAAGTCCGTTGGATGACGGCGAAGGACGAGCGCGTATGCCATGAGTGCCATTCATATGGCGGCAAGGTGTTTGCATTGGACGAAGTCCCACCGAAACCGCATTGGGGATGCCGGTGCTGGCTGGTCCCCGTCAGGTGATTTCAACGGCGAAAGCCGATTGAGATAGATGTCCCAGAGAAGGGACGTAAAACATTTCGCAAAAGTGGGGAGATCCACTTAAAAAAGCGCGCAATGAAAACAGTGCAGAGACGCACGTTAAAAAACGCAAAGGAGTATGAGCTATGGTACGCAATCGTAATGGTTACTGGATGAGTCCGAAGTTCGGCGCAATGTTTGCGGAGGACAGCGGTGGTGGCACGGGCGGTGCTGCCGGTAGCGAAGGTTCGGCGGGTGCGGAAGGCGCCGCAGAAAGCGCTGGAAACGCCGAGAATGCAGGTGGAGAAGCGGAAAAGACGGATGATTCGTCCGAAAGCCTGCAAGCCGAAATTGCACGTTTAAAGGCTGAAATGGCGAAGCAGAAAACCGCATTGGATGCTGCGACATCCGAAGCCGGAAAGTACCGGAAAGAACTTCGTGCAAAACAGACTGCTGAAGAGATTGCCGCGAACGAAAAGAAGGAAGCGGACGAGAAACAGGCGCAGGAACTGGAAGAACTTCGCCGGAAAGTGGCGAAGGGCGAGACGGTTAAGTCGGTCATGGGGAAACTTGGGCTGGACGAAACCGCCGCCGGAAATCTTGCGGATCATCTGTACGGCGCTGCGGACATTGACAACGCCCTGCTGGAGATTCAGAAATCGTGGCAGGCGAGGGAAGCCGCACTGCGGAAGGAGTTCGGAAAGATCACCGGACCCGGCGCGGGGGCGGACAGTAACAGTCCGGAAGCACAGGGCGTAGCCAGAGCGATTGAATTCGGCAAGAAACAGGGTGTCGTAAACGAACAGGCTCAGAAAGCCATCAATGCCTATGTACGGTGAGACTGAAATCGGTCAGTCTGACCGATAGGAAATATATTCACACTTGTGAAAGGAGAGAAAGGTATGAAGTTTGCCAAGACTGCTTATGCTGGAACGATTGAAATTCTTGCCAGCAACGACTTCCAGGCCATTCCTGTGAAGGTCGCGGGTGAAAGCCTGATGAAGGCTGGTACCCCCATTACGGCGGCTGGCGCATCCACCACCGGTGCGGATGCCATCGGCGTACTGCTGTACGACGTGGATCCTACCGCGAACCCGAACGGTGCTGCGGTTGTGCAGGGCATTATTGATGCGACGAAGGCCCAGTCCCACAGCGGCGTAAGCTATGTTGCCGACCTGTATGCGGCGCTGCCCGGAATCGTGTTCCGGACCAACATCGGTGCGCAGGGCGCTACCGGTGCCACCGGTACCACCTGATCGGAGGGTAACCGATGAAAATACTCATTGCCGTGCCGACCTTTGAAACGATTTATCCGGATACATACAAAAGCATCTGGGACATGGACAAGTGCGGACATGACGTGCCGTTTGAGTATGTACGTGGATACGACGTGGCGACAGCAAGGAACCGGATTGCCGAAAAGGCACTGGAACTGAATGCCGATTACGTGCTGACGGTCGATAACGACGTGGTGCTTCCGAAGGACGCCTTACAGAGCCTGCTGGAAGATCCAAAGGAAGTATGCGTAGGCTACTACGCGCATCGCGGAAACGACAATCTGTACCACGGACGGACATGCATCTGCAAACTGTACGACAAGGACGGCAAGGAGTATTACCACTTTCCGCTGGAGTCTGAGTACACGGCGGAAGAACTGCACGGGATGAAGAAAGCCGGAACCACGAAGATCGAGGTTCACGGCGGCGGTATGGGATGCGCGCTGATTCGCACGGAGGTGTTCCGGAAAACCTCGT